TTCTAGCTAAACCGTTAGGAATTTTTACAAGATACCAATTAACTTGGCAGTATAGGAGCTTTGAAAGGGGCTGTGTCTGTAGTGTCGTGCCATGCTCTTGCCGTGACCGTTACACTTAAATCTTGTAGTAAAAACTAAATCCTTTTAACTACCGAACACCAGACACAAAAAAAGGCTATATGTTTAAAGCCCTAGTAACTCGGGGTAGGTATAGCATAAGTGAGAGTTATCCCACGAAACACTAAGACCTTAAACACATAACCCTGTTACTATACCTATCAAACAGCTCTCACACTGCGTTTACATTTACATTATAATCTATTCGTTATTTGTTGCAACATGTTTATAACTCCTATTTAATTAATTTATTTGCTTTAACTTTTGCTAAGTTTTTGCGTATATCTTTAAGCGTGTCCAAATGCCGCTGTTTTTTACTTTCTTGCTGCTCTGGTGTCATTCTGTCATTAACTACTTTACTCGTCTCTAATCGCTCGTTTTGCGTCTCTACTGGCTCTTGATAGCCTGAGCTTATAAGTTCCATATAAACATTATTAAAATGAGTATCCGCTTTTTTATGCTCTGCCTGTGTGTTTGCTGAGTTCATCAAGAACCAATCGACACGTTTGCATAGCTCAATAATTAACGGCCTTGTAAATGTTTCTAACCCTAGCTTTGTTTTGCTTCTGTGCGATACGCAAAGCATTAGCGCCTTTTCTTTTGTTGGGTATCCTAAGTCCTCCGGCGTTGGATTACACCAGCCAATAAACACACCGCAGCTTGGTAAGAAATTACTTTCTAGCTTTCTTGCTTTGGCGAAGCCGTGTTTAATTTGTTCGAGCGTATTTATGCCGTTTTCGTTGAAAGCTTTTGTCCATTCCATTTTGGCAAGGTTTAAAACTTTATCAGGGTTACTTGGATCGTCACTTTTCCAGTTATGCTTCCAAGCAGGAAAGATTATTGATAGCTGAGTGAATACCTGGTTGATAATGTTTTTAGCAAAATCATCAATTACAACATCGCTTTTGTTTTCATGCTTAACTGGTTTATCAAAGTTATTAACTAATTCTTTTAAATCTTTCATAATTAAAATCCTTGGTCTTGTAAATGCCAATCGCTATCGTTAGAGATTTGCATAATATCTTTGCTTTCTGTTTTGTTTCTTTTAATCCAGCCACTAGCTGCTGATTGCCATCTTTTCATCTTGCTTTTGCCAACCATCCAGTTTTTAGAATCATAGAAAAACCAAAACTTTTCAGCCTCGCTTGCTGTTGAACCTTTTTCCTCAAAGTAAGAAACTGTTTCGATATCTGTCGGCGGTGTAAACCGCTTTGGAGCTTTAGCGACTATATCTTTCTTATCATTCTTTTCATTATTTACATTCTTATCATTCTTGTTAGTTGCGATTCGTTTGTCATTCGTTTGCGATTCGTTTGTCACTGGTTTGTCATTCTCCTTGTCATCGTCCTGATACATATCATAATTAATCATAGTAAAAACAGTATGTTGACTGTGTGATTTGCTTGCTATTTCGTTTGTTGAAATTAGCTTTTTTATTGCTGTACGAATTTTAGAAACTGACAAGTTAGTTTCAGAAGAAAGCTTATCTAATGACGTCAATCTTGAGCCTCTTTTTATTTGAATTCCTCGCCAGTTATTATCCTTATGGTTAGCTGTAAGCATTAAATGAACAAACAACCTAGAAGTGTTTATATCATCGTACCATTCCCACTCCAAAAGCTGGCGGTGTAGCTTTATCCAACCTGTAGACATTACTCTTCCCCCAACCCAGATAAATATAAAAAATGATGAGCTATCTCTTCTAGATCGTCCTGCTTAAATTCTATTGTTTGAATTTCTAGCGTTTGATCTTCGGCAGGCATGGCATACTTAACTGTTATGTTGCCGCCTGTATTTTCAAATATTTCAATATAACTTTGCTTCATGTTATAATTACCTCGTTGCTATAATTATGCGCTTTTTGGACGGGGCGCATTTTTTTTGCCTATTAAAAAACTTTAAAACTTAAATTATTAAGATCTGTTTTAACTAGCTTTGCTAAAGCATCAAGAGTTGCAAAAACCCTTAATCCACCCCTTGCAAGCTCTAAAGCATAATCCGTTATATTTTTACTATCTTTGTATTCACCTTTTAAAGCAACTAAAACCCAACCATCAGAGTACCTGGTAGCCATAAGCGTTCCCACAGCTTCATACTCAACTAATTTTTTTAACTCTTGTAACTGCATTGTGCAACTCCTTAATTAAATAACTAAGCGAACAATAGCGCATATAAAACATAACGTCAATATATTTTTATTTAAACAAGATTGCATTATTGTGTTGACACCATAAACCCTAATTGATAAAGTTACCTCAACTTAACGCAAACAAGGAATTAAACAATGACAGAGTTCGAGAAAATAAATCAGATAGCAATTGATAATAACTTGCCTTTTGCATATGAGCCTAAAGTTATTGAACAGGAAAAAGAAGATGAGATTATTGCTGTGATAGCTAAGGTTAAGCCAATCAAATACGAATTTGAATTTTAACAAGGATAATAAAACAATGAATACATTAAGTCTGTTTAATGGTATGAGTGTTGGCAGAATGGCGTTAGAAGCGCTTGGTATTACTGGTAATTACTACTCAAGCGAGGTTGACAAGTACGCCATACAAGCAAGCAATGCGCTATACCCTGACACTGTACAGCTAGGTGATGTTACTAAATGGCGAGAATGGAATATTGATTGGTCAAGTATTGATTTAGTAACTGGTGGCTTTCCTTGCCAAGCTTGGTCCATGGCTGGTAAGCAATTAGGCGATAGAGACGAACGCGGTATGCTGTTTTGGGTCATGCTAGATATTATGAAGCATGTTAAATACCACAACCCGAAAGTACATTTTATGATTGAAAACGTAAAGATGAAGAAAGAGTTTGAGCAGTACATTACAACTCACACCGAAAACGCTCTTGGTCATGTGCATAAAATACTAATCAATAGCGCCTTGGTATCTGCTCAAAACCGTAACCGTTATTACTGGACGAGTTTTAAGGTTGAGCAGCCAGAAGATAGAGGTATTTTGTTAAAAGATATTGTCGAACAGGACGGCGACTACACCTACATGAGTCAGAAATTTGTTAACCGTCAGAAAGGCCGCAAATGCTTGCGTGATGATTTAGACGGTAAAGCTGCTAATTTATCAGCTATGGAATATGTAAAAAACGGTAGACAAGGTGATTATATAAAATGCGGCTCCATGATAGTACGCAAAATAAACCCCGAAACAGGCAAGCGCGATGATTACAACCCGAATTTAAAAGCAGAAAAAAGGATAGAAGTTAGAGACGACGAAAAGACAGGCACATTAACCACTGTTCAAAAAGATAATTTAGTTGCTAGGGCTACAGTACAGAAAAACGCAGAGCATACATACAACGGCAAATCACCAACCATTACGGCGTCAATGGGTATTGGTGGTGGTAACGTTCCATTAATGACAGACAAAGAAACGGCAGAAAAGTTTAAAGGTAAATATATTGATAAAGACGACCGCTTACAATACAGAAAACTAACGCCACGCGAATGCATGAGACTTCAAACAATACCCGAACAACATATTGATACACTCTTAGGTGCTGGGATTAGTAACACACAACTTTACAAAATGACCGGTAACGCTTGGACTATGGAAGTTGTTAAGCATATTTTAAATTCAATCAACAAGGATTAATAAACAATGAACCAAGCAAGAGAAATAATAGAACAAAACAACAAAGAACATGAGCGCTGTAACACTGACGTTAAAGAAGGTATCAGTAGCGGCGCACGTTACACTGTTGATGTAAAAGAAGAATCATCGTTTAACTGGTCAGCCGGTAAACGTTTAACAGAAAGAGGTAGTAAAAAATGACCTCTTTAAATTATCACGGCTTTATGAAAATAAACCCTGCAACCACTATAACTGATTCGCTTGGCGCTAAGTATTGTAAAAAATCG